CAAATAAATGTCAATGGATTGGTAATAACCCACAAATGACCCCGGTATGCAGTTGTGATGCAGTGCCAAATAAAAGTTATTGTAAAGATCATGTTTGGCTAGTTTATCAAGAAGGCAGTCAACTCCGTAAACGTAAAAAAGATATTCGTATTGCAAATGCTGTATGGGATTTAGAAAATGAATTTTCAGAAGCAGTAGCAGAATTAGAGCTAGAAGGATTTCTATAATGGAATATAAGGTAGAGTTTGATGTTAGACTTTGGTCTTATGTAGTATATATAAACGGTGAAAAGAAAGTCCTAAATGTTAGTTGTGTTCGAAAAGCACATGAAAAATTAGACTTCATTAGAAAGTGTAACAATGATAAACTCCATGAATCACGACTTAGTAAGATCAGTTAGTGAGCTGTTGGAACGTCATTGGGATGTTTATCAAATCTCTGCAAAGCTAAATTTGAATCCCGATGTAATACAATCAGTTATTGATATAATCAACGGCGTATTATGAAACCAAAATGTTATCAACTTGTAGGTGTTCCGGGATCGGGAAAAAGTACTTGGATAAACAATCAGGATTGGTCCAAGGGGTGTATGTACATATCTACAGATAAGTTTGTAGAGGAATATGCTGAAAAAGTAGGCAAAACTTATTCCGAAGTGTTTAAGGAAATAATGCCTAAGGCTGTTGAGCTAATGGCTGCAGAAGTTATCCTTGCACGTACAGAAGGGCGAGATATAATTTGGGATCAAACTAGTACTACAACTGAAAGTCGTANAAAGAAGTTTCGTATGTTGCCTGATTATGAACACATAGCAATAGTGTTTAAAACTCCAGAACATGATGAGCTTGTTCGTAGATTAAATAGCCGTCCAGGAAAAGTCATTCCATGGGACGTTATGGAAACTATGATTAATAATTGGGAAGAACCTTATTTGGATGAAGGCTTCAATCAAATTTGGTACGGTGCCTAAATAGTTCTTGACACAGATTCTCTATTTTGTTATAATACATACAAAATAAATGGAGTAGCAAATGGAATACCATGTTGATGCACGTGGTCAAACAAAAAAATACATAGAGTCATTATTGCCATCTATGTTTCGACAATTGGGGTTAACTAAATCCAAAAAGTTTTTACAAATCATAGTTGATAACAAAGCTGAAAATTCAGGCAGTTGTGTTAACTTACATGGTATAAATACTTTTTTAATTGTTATAAGATCCCGAGACGGTATGTTTCATATGGGAATAAGCCTAGCACACGAGTTAACTCACGTAGCTCAGTATGCTAAAGGACAGTTAAAACAAACAGCAAAAGGTTATAAATGGTGCGGTAAGTTTTATGGTGAAAACACAAAATACACTGACATGCCGTGGGAAATAAACGCTTTCGCTAAACAAGAGATTGTATGGCGCAGAGCAATTGATTAAGAAATTAAAATGAAAGTGGTTATTAATACATGTTACGGCGGATTCGGATTATCAGAGCAAGCATTGGTTAGATACACAGAACTGTCTGGTATTAATGTTGAGTCATATAATGGACAACAGATACACAGAACTGATGCAGCTTTAATTCAAACCATTGAAGAATTGGGTATAGAAAAATCTTCAGGGGTATATGCTGAATTGAAAATTGTAGATATCCCAGATGATGTAGAATGGGAAATTGATGAATATGATGGAAAAGAATGGGTAGCTGAAGTATATAGAACTTGGAGCTAATAAAATGACAAATAATTATAGGAGAGATTAATATGCCAGCAGTTTTCTTATACTCTGATCCCCATTTTGGGCATCAAGGAGTTTGTAAGTTTATGCGTAACGACGGAGTGACCAAGTTACGGCCATGGGATAATGTAGAAGAAATGGACGAACATCTCGTCAAAGTATATAACGAGCGAGTGCGACCCAATGATAAAGTATATTTTTTGGGCGATGTAGTTATCAACCGTCGAGCATTGTCTACATTGGCAAGATTAAACGGTGACAAAGTATTGATTCGTGGTAATCACGACATCTTCCCTGATAACGAATACAGGCCTTACTTTCGTGAACTTCGTGCATACCACGTTATGAATGGACTTATCCTAAGTCATATTCCGGTCCACGAAGCAAGCCTTGGTAGATTTGGCTGCTCGATACATGGGCATTTGCATGCCAACAGAGTTATGAAGGCGAGAGGTGTCAATACTAAAACTGGTGAAATCTTATACAGCGATGAGGTTGATCCTCGTTATTATAATGTATCAGTCGAGCAAACTGACTTCGCTCCGATACTCTTTGAGGATGTTTTGAAAAAAATCAAAGAGCAAGGAGGACAAGTAGGATTTAAGGATGGCAATAGACCTACAATGTAGTTCTACCCTGGGTCCAGTCTGGTCCTGGACTAACAAAAGACAGTTTTGATTCTTTGCCGTTAGTCCACCAGGCGGCTCCTTTTAGTGGATTCGGTTTAGTTCTGTTTTTAATCTTTCTGCCTGGGATATAATCAACTGGTTCAGTTCCGGGAATAGTAAATACAGAACTAACTCCGTTAGTGTACCATTTTTTAAGTTTAGAAATATTGGCTCCCATTTGGGCACCTACATTATTAAACGGTAGCCTACCTTGTTTGTATGAAGCATCGGGCGGTGATTCACTGAAGCATTGATTGTTTCCGTTATTCCACCATTTATGTTTTTTATATTGAATAGATTTATTAACTTTTTCTATTGGAGTAAAAATGTAACCAAAGTTTGGTGCCAAAAACCCGTCAAAATTCTTACGAACTCTAATAGATTGATTGGCACAGTTTAACCAATTCATTTTATCTAATGCCTTAATACGACGAAGAACTTTTGATTCCCACTTTTTTGATTCTGGTACCGATGAAAATATTTTGCGTACTTGTATTATATCAGGGTCACCGTAGTTCTTTCTTAAACGATTTACATAAGTTGATGATGTAAAGTATTTGGTCCATAGTTCAGATGGGTGACAGTTAACAGCATATCTAACGCCATAATAGTGTAGATTAAGTTTTGCCCAATAAAGATAGTAAGTAAACGGAGTGTTGTTCATACTATTATTTAGCATTATTCACGGGCATTTACACTTTAGAGACATCTTCAAGCAGGATAGAAATCAGCGTTAGAGAAGCAGAGGGTGGCACCGCGGGCTTTAAGAATGCCAAATTTAACGGTGTAGATTAAAAATAGGGCGTAACTGCCCTATTTTTTTGACTATTCATTTTATATAATGTAAACTTAATAAATACACTTACACGGAGGTAATATGTTTGATTGGTCCGTTTTAACACACTCTAGCATTGTCAATAACCTAATGGAGTTGTCATCCAGCGTATCTGATCGCGAAATATCTCAAATTGAATTTCATTATCTCGTTAAAAAACATATTAGAAAGTTTTATCCTGTTAAGGTCAGCCAATCTTGGAGCAAAATTGTAGGTAATTTTGGAACTGCTGTGGGCGGTACATATTCCAGCGATCTAGATGAAGAAAACCAAACTCCAATAGAACTTAATTTCTTTTATAATCCAAATCGAATAAAATTTAAAATAACTAAGCGTAGATTCAAACAAATAGCGATCGTTGTAGCAGATACACTTTTACATGAAATAATTCATATGCGTCAATATAGACGTAGGAATTTTAAAAGTTTACCACAATATGCAAGTACCGCCGCTAGAACAAAAGTAAGGGAAGAACAAGAATATCTCGGATGTACTGATGAAATCGATGCTTATGGGTTTAATATTGCCTGCGAACTTATAACTAAGTTTAATGGGAATCAAAAATCAATCATTAAATTTTTAAATCAGGATCTAAAGGGACTACGTAGAAAAGGCTGTTGGATGATGTACCTAACCGCATTCAAACATGATCATAATCATGAGATTATCAAAAGATTAAAAAAGAAAATAATAAGATATCTTCCGCGAGCATATTCTGGAAAACCTTTCAAGAGTTGCGACTGGATCTGCTATTGACTATTAAATAATACTATGTTATTATAGTGTTATGACTTTTACAACTCATCAACCTAAAATTCGCACACTTAAAAGTGGCGACAAACATTTTCAATTTTGTGACAATTACGTATTATATTCAAGAGCAGGTTTTGAAATCAGTAAAGATTGCCCTGCAGAATATATGCAAACTATACTAAGATATTATCAAAAAGGTTGGTTAACCCCTGTTGCTAACATAACAGAAAAAGAAATGATATTTTTAGGATTAACAGATGAGTAGTACTATGAGCATGCCTGGCACTATCGGTAGTGCTAGAATTATATTTCAAAATAAAATTAAAATGGAAAAAATCGGAATTGTCGGACTCGGCTTCGTAGGCGGAGCCATTAACTCAGCCATGGATGAATATTCACAAGACACTGACTTAATATTAGTAGATCCTTTTAAAGGTTATACAAACACAGTTGCTGATCTTAAAGATTGCACAGGAGTGTTTATTTGCGTACCTAGTCCACAAGGCGAAGACGGGCATTGTGATACTAGCATTATGGAAAATGTGTTAGCACAATTAAAAGCTATCGATTATCATGGCGTTATTATTAGTAAG